GAAGTAATTTTACTTGTTAAGCCGTCTACACTTTTAGTAAATTCAGCCTTAACTGCGTTTAATCCATCTTCATTTTTTTTCTTAACAGCAGTAAATTCTCTAGTAATGCTAGTTTCAAGTTCTGTCACCTTGCTAGTAGCACCGTTAACTAGTCCTCTAAGTTCTCTAACTGTTTCATTATTAGAAATATCTTGAATGTTGTTAACTCTATCAGTTAGTGCTTGAATTTGCTTAGTAGCTTCGACTCTATTCTTGCTTATTTCTAAGTTTGTAGCTTGAAATTGTCTGTTGTAGTTTTCTACTGTCGTTGATACTTGGTTTCTAATAGGTGCTAGTTTTTTCTCTAGGTCTTCATCTATTTTAGCTATTGTTACTTCACTTGATGCCTTAGCTTTCTCAAATCCATCTTCAATCTTTTTATTGATTTCATCTGTATTTTTCTTAAACAGCTTATCATAATTTTCACTTCGTTCTTTGACTTTTCGCTCTATATCCATAGTGATTATATCTGTATAAGCGTTAGCTTTAGCTATAGCACCACTACTAGCACTTGATACTTCTGAACCTAATCTACCTTCTTTTTCGCCTAGAATAAACTCTTTCCATTTTTTTAGCATTGGATCATAGTGAGTTTCAACTACTCTTATTCTTTCGTCTACACCATATTTTAAATATTTTAAAATTACAGTGTCTCCACGATTGATATCCTCTGATAACTGTTCATAAGTAACTTTGATAGAGTTTTTTGGCTTGTCGATATTTTGTTTTGTAAAATATTCCATGGCCCATTCTTCTAACTCTTCAGCAGTTCTTAAATCATTGTTGGATACTGCTATTTCATTGATGAATGGATAATCATTAATCAACGGACTTTCTACAATTAGATTAATAGTAATTTCTTCATCTAATGCTTCTAGTTCTTCTTTTTGTTGTGCTTTTAATGATTCAATTTCAGCTTTCTTTCTATCAGCTATCGCTTGACTTTCAGCTTTTCTTTGTTGAGATTTTCTCTCTCTTGCCTGATACTTAGCATTTACTTCTGATTCAATTTGAGAATATGATTTGATTACTTTTCCACTACGCTTTACTTTCTTGTTATTCTTAGCAAGTTCTTTAGCGTATCTTTTAGCTATTTCATCTTTCATTTGTTGAGCTTTTTTAACAGCATTTCTACCTTGTGAGTATTCTTTTTGAGATTCTCTCAAGGCTTTTAATTGTTGTCTGTGCTGTTCTCGTAAGTCTTTCTTATCGTATTTATCACCAACTTTAAAAGTTGAACTAGCATAAATTCTAGTAACAATTTCATCAGAATTACTAGTGTTAACAAATTCACTTATATTTTTAGCTGTAGTTAATACTTCTTCAGTATCTCTTCCTAAACGTTCTAACAAGCTAATTTGTTTATCATGCATATCAATATCTGCAAAATAAGTATCAGCAATTCCTCCTAATAATTCAAATGATGTTCTAAGTTTATTATCAGTATCATCATTATGTGATACAAATGAATTAATAGCATTTATATCTGAATAATATGAGAAATCTTTTTCACTAGATAAAAAGTTTGAATACCATTCATCAAGTACTGACATACAGTTTACACGAAGTCTTCCGAAGTTATTCACTAACCTTTTACTAAAATCATAGTTCTTTTGATAAGCTGTGACAGTAATACATTTATCATTTTCAGATATATCAATATCCTTAATTCTAAATAAGTTTGTTCTGTCATGCTCATCAGCTTTTACAATCATACCTTTTTCAATGAATGAAAATAGATCGTTATCAACAGTTGGATATTTGAATGTTAATTTATACATTGTATTCAACACCCAGTGAATATCCGAATCGTAAGCATTATTCAACACTATTCCGTTATAAGTAAAATCTGTTTCAAATTCATCATATAACCATAACATTAAACGAACGCCCCCCATCTACACTCTATTTCCAACCTAGTAATTCCATTTCCTAGAACAATCCCACTCACTCCTGGTTTAATCTCAAAGAACGCTCCTAGCATTACGCTATTTAATAGATTTCCGTTCTTATCATATACATTTTGTTCACCTTGTTTGCATTCAATAACTAGCTTTTCAGATAGATGTTTTAATCTGACTACCTGATTACCTATGGTTAATGATGTGCCACTTGTTGAATTTCCATATAGAGTGATTTTAGGATACATTATTACATTGGTTTCATTGTTGATAACTCCATTACTTGTATATGTCTTAATATCAGATGCAATACTATATGAGAATGGATTACAAGTGAATACTACGTCTATTTCATATTCATCTACTTCACCCAGTCTAGCTCTTACTGCAGATACTGTTAACACCTCATAATATCTGCCAGGATTATCAGAGGCTATTAATTTACCACTACCTTCTAACCACACTAATAGTTCATTGATTTGGTTTAATTTTACATTGTGGATTAATAGCTTATATGATTTTTCTACAAGCTCATAAGCTGTAGAAGTTCTTACAATTCCTCCTGACATATCATCAGATGTAAATATTTTGTCTTTTCTTTTCCCTTTATTGATTCCATCATTTTCTGTTACAAAAATTTCAAAGGGAAAATAGGCGGTAGACTTCCCTTTGAAGATTAATTCATTATAATGTAACGACATTTCTACCACCTCCAAAACTCATATTTTTGTATTCTTTCATAGATCTCACTAGTTTTTGTTCAATCTCTTTTACTAATGTATCAATGTCTTCTTTGTTGTTTATATTATTACCTGTCACATTGATGGTAATATTAACATTAGGATTATTAGCTCCATATTGTTCTGCTAATGTTCCGCTTATTCCTTTAATTTTCTCTCTTGTAGATAACGGTGTAATGTTTACACCACTTCTTGTTACTTGGAATAATTCTGGGCCAGCTTCTCCAACAATACCTTGATATCTTGGTGGTAAACTTTGAGTAGCTCCTATCATACCACCATTAGCAAACATATCAATATTCCCACCATGAGCATATAAATCAATTTTTCCACCTGTGGCAAATAACCCTAATTTTTGGAGCAATTGAATAGGTCCATTAGCAGCCACTGAAATAACAGTTTGCCAAAATTGAGGAATACTTCTTACTGCCCAAGAAGCACTATTAGCTTTGTTCGTGATATTGTCATTAGCTTCTAATTGCTTTGTAGGTGTAGGTGTAGCATTAAATCTATCTACTGAAGCTTTCGCTGTGTCAGTAAATGGTGTCGCATTACCTTGAGCCATAATACTTTTAGTACCTGGATTAGTTGCTGCAAATACATTTAAACTATTTGTTGCATCTTGTGTAAATGGACTAGCATTTCCGCTAGCTGATAAATTCTTATCAACAGGATTTGTTCCGTTAAATAAATCTAACTTCCCTTGTGCATCTGTAATTGGTTGACTTGCATTATCATTAACTTTTAGATTTTTTTCATTAACAGCTTGTGCGTTATAATCTAAAACCTTTTTAAATACATTATCTATACTTGTACTTCCCTCATCTCTTAACATAATTGATTTAGGTGGCAAACTAGCATTTTTAAATGTATCTATTTTCCCATTGATGTTATCTAATGGTAAGCTTGCTTTATCTACAATCTCAACATTTTTAGGATGTATTCCTTTCTTATCCAACCATTCTAAATCTTCTTTAGTCATCTTAATAGTACGACCTTGACTTTCAGCAATAGTTATTGCTTTCATTATGTCTGGTAATGCAATAAGTCGTTCATAATCACTTTTAAAATTAAATACAAGATCATGACCTTCAAATTTAATTCCTATAGCTTTAATATCTGAGTGACTAGTCCAATTATTTAGAATTTCATTAACTTCTTTTACTTTGGCTTCAATAGAACCTAAATTATTAATATACTCTTCTTTAGTATCAGTAATCAATCCAATTTGTTTTAACGCTGCAATTTTAGCGGCTAAGGCTGTTTCTTCCATTCCTTTTTTCAGAAGTTCTTGAGCTTCTTTACTAGATGTTGCAGCCTCTACAGCACTTTTACCTAATCTTTTATAGAGATTCTCTATTTCATTCATCTCTTGAGTTGTTAAACTTCTATGATCTTTTGCAGCGTTAGATAGAATTTCTTTAATTCTTCCCTGTGCTTCTTTTGCTGAATTAATTTGAGTATCAAAGGTTTGTTTTACAACTTCCGCTTGTTTTTTATACTCTGCTTCCTCAATTAATCCCTGTGCTTTAAGTGCATTCAATCTATCCATTTCAGCTTGTCTACGCTTTTCAATACCTTCTACGGTAGATAATGTTAAATCGTTAATAGTTTTTATTTGAGCCATTGCATAATCTGCTGTAATAGTTTTATTCTCTAGATAGCTTGATTGAATACTTGATAATGAATTACCTAACATAATCCCATAGTTTCTGAACTTAGTTTCAATCTCGTTTACATCTTCATCACTTAAAGATAGATTCTCTTTTAGTTTCTTTCTGATTTCTCCATCAGATGAATACCAACTGCCTTCTTTAAAATTTTTATCAAGACTTTCCATGATTGAGGTGTTAGCTTTTTTAATCTTTTCAGTTTCCTCTACTATGGCTTTACTATTATTTTGAACATCACCTTTTAATCTATCGATTGCACTTCCAGATTGTGTTGCACCTTTGATTACTTGATCATACCACTCTTTGTATTTTCCGTTAGTTTGTTCAACGGATGCTTCATGATTTCTACTGTCTTTTGTCATTTCACGATATATTCCATATCCTAATCCGACAAAAGCAGCTCCAATTAATGCAGCTCCTGCAACATATGGATTAGTTAACATAGAAGCCATGCTTCCAGTAGTTGCAGCCTTAGTTCCTACTCCAGCAATTTCAGTACCTAATTTGGCAACATCGGCCACTGCTTTACCAGTTCTGATTTTTCCTAACCATTGAATCAGAGTACCAAGACTCTTAATTCCTCCACCTATTCCAGTTGTTAATCTTCCTAGAACAGATAAGAATGGACCCATACCTAACACTGCTAATTGTACAGCAGGCGGTAATTTACTAAACCATAACATCATATCACCTAATGTTTTCACTAGTGGTTTAGAGTGTTGTAATACTTCTGCCAATCTCGGTAATAATTGTGCTCCCATTTCAATGGCCATTTTTTGAATTTCATTCTTAGCCATTTGAATTTTACTGGCACTTGTTTGGTATCTGATACTTGCTTCTTTAGTTAATGCTGTATTTTCTTTCCAACCTTTATTGGCAATTTCTAAAGCTTTACCTAATCCACTATCACCATCTAATGCTCCAGAAAGTCTCTTCATGGCATCAGCTTCACGAATACCTGTTACACCTAATGATGCCAGTACATCGTTAACATTACCTCCACTTTCTTTTACATTCTTAAGACCTTTAAGAACTAATCCAAGTGCCTCTACAGGTCGATTATTAAATGCATTAGCAAACTCACCAGCACTAACTCCAGCAGCTTTAGCAAACTTACCTAAGTTTTCTCCACCTGACATTACTGCGTTTTGCATTTTTGTCATAACCTGTGTCATTGCACTACCACCAGCTTCTGCTTCAATACCAACAGTACTCATTGCAGCCGCTAATCCTAATACATCAGCCTCTGACATATTAGTTTGTTTACCCATCCCAGAAAGTCGTTGTGACATTTCTACAATAGATTTTTCATTAGTAGCAAAGTTATTTCCTAATTCTACTAATGTAGAACCTAGATTTCTAATACTACTTTGACTTGTTCCCATTACAGCCATGAATTGAGCTAAGCTTGCTGCACCTTCTTCACTACTTAAGTTGGTAGTAGCTCCTAAATCTGCAATAGTTTTTGTGAAGTCAACTATGTTTTCAGTTTTAATACCTAACTGTCCAGCTACTTCACCAATTCTTGCTAATTCATTTGCACTAACAGGGATCTCTGTAGAAAGATTTAAGAAACTCTGTCTAATCTTATCTAATTGTTGTGGTGTTGCATCTACAGTCTTAACTACTCCAGCAAAATCACTTTCAAAATTGATTGCACTTCTAGCAGCCAATAACATTCCAGATGATAACCCAGCAGTAGCTCTCGTTAAACCGTCACCAACTCCTGACATTTTCTGTCCTAGAACTTGTGCTCTAGTACCAACATCATTAAATCTTTGAGCTGTATCAGCTAACCTACCACCACTATTTCTAAATGCAGAGTGAGTTTTCTCAACTGCATCTCTTAATTTAAAATAACTCGTTTCAGCAGTAGCTATTTTAGTTGGTAATGCTCCTAATTCTTTCTGTTGAGTACTTAACGTACTATTTAAGCCTTTAATTTGAGTTTCAAGGCTTTTGACTTCTTGTTCAGTCTTCTTATATGCTTTGCTTGTATTTGCCACTGTTTCTTTATATTTCTGAACAGCAGCACTACTCTTACCATAAGTGCTTTCTAAGTGTTTTAAATGCTCCTTTTGACTTTGTAACAACGTTCCATTAGTCTTTAGAACTGATTGTTTTTGCCTAAAAGCATTTGATAACTTTTCAATCTCTTTAGGTATTTCACTAGTAGATTTTTTTAAAGCATCATATTTATCTTTTAAATTATTAACATTACTTGCTGATTGCTTCATTTGAGTAGTTAGTCCACTCATCTTTGCCTTGTAGATATCGTATGCTTTCGCACCGCTACCTAATGAAGCTATATTTCTTCTAGCTTCTGCTTGAAGTTGTCGTAAGGCATTTTCACCTTGCTTAATAGCAGAGGTAAAAGAACCTACACCTTCTGCAGTCAGTATGACACCGACTTTATCCATGTAATTTGCCATTTTTACCTCCTACAGTACATTACTTATGTTAGTAACTCGCATGCCTTCTTCTTCAGAATCATCTATTGTATAATTTTCTTTAATATATCTATTTATCATGTAAATAATATAGTCGAATGAATAATCATACATAAATTCAGCCTTAGTCATGTTGAACCAAGTTCTACACTTATAAAATAAATCATCCCAATCTATTATTTCTTGTGTCTCTTCTTGGCTTTCTTCGGATTCCTGCTCACTACTTTTGGTTGTGTAGGAACTAGGTCTTCTACCTGTTCTTCTAAAAAACTCTTTCCCATTTCGCTATCATCAGTAATTCCTAACATTTGAAGTAATGTTGCTGTTTGGTCTCCATACATAGCTTCTTGATATTTTATAAGAAATACTTCCAAGTCAGTATCAGTAACATTTTCTAAAACTTCCTCAAGTGTTGTTTTTAACTTATTAGCTTTCAAAATTGATACTAAAAACTTAGCTATTGCTATATTTTTTTCTTTAGTAATAACATCTACCCAATCACCTTGTTTAATGCCAAAGTCTGCTTCTAAATGTAACCAAACTGCTAAATTACATCTTAATTCAACTTCATACCCAAGAATATCTGTTTTAAAAGTCTCTATATTTTTTTTAAAAATACTCATTTAATACCTCCAAAAAAGAGCCAACTTATGTCGGCTCTTTAATCTTATTTATTATCCTCTAGGGACTACTGTAGAATCTGTTTGACCTTCTTTAATGCAAGCTTTTAAAGTTGCTGCATCATAGAAACCATTTAATAATAATTTCTCACGATCATATAAATTAGTTGTACGTAAGTCAATTTTAGCGTACACAGATTTATTATCACTGCCAATTACTGGAAATGCTTCAATAGTAACCTGTGAAATATTTTCTTTTTTCTCATCAGTTTCTGTCTCTGCATTGAAGTCTGGATTTTTTAGTTGGCAAACAGGGAAGTTGTAGATAATTTCATTTCCGTTTTCGTCTGTAACAGGGAACGACCATCTAAACTGTTTGTATTTAGGGCTGTCTCCTTGAACGAATACACCATTAGCTAGTTTAATCATTCCACTCATTTCTTCTACGAAACCTTCTGGGAAGAATCCAATATCTACTGTCATCTCAACACTTGAGAATTTAACAATATCACGAACTTTAATATTTGATAGATATACTGATTTCTCCTTCTTTTGTCCTTTAAAAGCTACTTTATCGATTGCCGCCACTTCATATGTTTTGTCCTCATACGTTAATCCACTTTCGCTAGTTGCTTCTGTTTTTACTTTTTGTAAATATCCAGCACCAATACCTGTTAGTAATGCTCCGTCTACTCTCTCTTTAGTTACTGTCATTTCAGTTCCTCCTATTTATTTAATAATTTATCTTTAACTTTCTTAGCAAATGAATCTTTGTGTTGTAATGCTGCAGGTCTAATATGTGGCTTTGGAGCAACATATTTTCTACTACCTTTTTTATATCTTCTTGCACGTTTACCTCGTCTTTCTCTACTAGTAGCTTTAGAAAATCCAGCATGAAATCCTACTTCATGGAAATATAAATGTAGGTTGGGCCTACCTGCCCAACCTACTGTACTTTCATATAATGCATGTTTTGCGATAATCCCCTCAACACCAGCACCAGTCACTTTTAAACCTTTACTAGTAGCGATTTTTTTCGCATCATCTTTGATTTCTTCTGCTTCTTTTTCTACTATGCTATTAATAGCTTTAGCATTACTGCTAATCTTATTTAACTTAGCAATTGCTCCACTAAAGCCAAACTCTTTTGTCATGAGTAAATCTCCAGGTAATACATAAATTGATTTTCTTTTTTATCAGCATTCACATCAATTACTTCTTGCCAAGAACCAGTATTTAATTTTGTGTTATCCTCTAATGAGTTTTGTATTTTTTGTAAAATTTCTGAACTGTCTAAATCGTGTGGCACTAAATCATAGAAATTTAATTGATAAACATGGTGTTTAATTTTCTTTTTGTTAGAAAGTCTTTTTTCTGTTGTATTTACGTGAAAATATACTATTTTTGGGAAATCTGTCTCTTCACTAAATCCATATGAATATGGAATATTCAATTCCATATCAGCTATGGTTTGAAATATTAATTCCTTAATGGTCATTTCTAATCACCTCTACCAACGATAATTCAGTTTCATTTTTCACATGATTATGATAAATTCTTGAAATAACATAAGATTTATTTTTTATAATCACATAAAGATCACTTAACAAATAGTCATTAATATTGTGAAACAACCTAATAGCAATCCTTGTAGATACTTCTGTATCTACCTGTAAAGATTGATACTTTTCATTAGCTGTTACACCTAAATATCTGAACCAAAACTTTCTGATTTCCTCTTCTGTTTTATCAGATAATTTAGTATTGAATTTATCTTTTTTATGAGTATATTTAATAAACCTTACTATTCCATCATTGTAAGATTGACTAATCTTATTTTGCTTCATCAGTTTCTTCTACAGGAGCTTCCTTAACTTCTTCTTTAATTTCAGTTTCTGCAGCTTTTACAGGAGCTTCCTTAACTTCTTCTTTAGTTTCAGTTTCTGCAGCTTTTACAGGAGCTTCCTTAACTTCTTCTTTAGTTTCAGTTTCTGCAGCTTCTACTGGTGCTGTTTCTTCTTCAACTAACTCTAAGAACTCTCCACCATAAATTGATAGATTTTTCTTGAATTCATCATATCTAGCTTTTGTAATTTCCAAAACGTCACCTGGTTTATAAACTGTACCTGTATATAAATCTTCGAATACTTGTAATGCTTTTACTTTAACCATTTTATCTGTACCTCTCTTTTTCAATTCTTATTAATAGACTTGACATCTCACCTAAAAAATTAGTGTCAAAATATTCTAATTTATCATTGTATTCATACCTTGCTCTCTCAAACACTAATGATTTTCCTTGCTCATTATTATCAATATCAAAAAAACCACATTTTTCACAAAGAATTTCATAAGAAAAAGACAACAACCTCTTTAGATTGTCGTCCTCATCATCATGAAGTATATGTAATTTATCTTTGAATTGTTTTAATAAATCATCTGAAATATCAAACATAAGCCTATCCTAATGGCACTGCCATTGCTAAATCTTTAGTAAATGTTAATTTAACTACTGCTTCTTTGTCTACAGGTTTAACATCAAATCTAGTGATTAAACGTGTATCGTATGAATTACGTGTGAATGCTTTACCACCAACATCTGTAGATAGAATTTCTAAAGCATTTAGTGAATATAATCGTACTGCTTCATGTAAATCACCTACATATAATGGGAATGAGCCGTCTGTTTCTTTAGGGAAATGTGTATCTGGTAATACAACTACTTCTTTTCCTGATAATAAACGTTTAGTTGGTTCATTTACTACTGGTTGAAGTAGATAATTATTATTTTTATCTTTTAATGTATCTAAAATATTAAATCCACTTTGGTTAGTGATAAATTTAGTATTATCTAAGAACATTGGATCTAATGTAACGTTCATAGCTGTCTTGATTTCATCAACCTTAGTAATAGCTTTTTTCTCAAATGAATTTAA